TTAGAGTTAAGTAACTTTTTAGTTGCAACGATGGATCAGATGTATTCTGTGAATGATAGGAGTTTATAGTCCCTATTGTCTAAAAACCTTATTTTCATGTTTTTCATGATTTTAAGGAACTATACGAAGATGCAATTGCTCAATTTGTTTATAAGCTAATAGAAAAATCTGTCAGAGACTTTTTTGCCTCTGGAAAATCTCAAAAGATATCACAATTAATTGTTGCCAATTCCAATGGATCAGCTATAGTTCGCAATGTTGGAAGTGCGGCTATGCCACAAAATATAGTACAAGTTAATGTGCCAAATACAATTGGTAATGTGCAATTGCCACAAAATTTTGTTGATTTAAGATTGCAAGTTAGAATTACACCATCGCAAAACACCCAAAGTGCAAATTATGGTTCTGGGATAATAAATGTATCTCTGAACACTTCTGCTTTAGCGGCAGCAAATGATTTTACAGACCAATCTGTTATTTTAATGCTTCATCAAATCGAATATCAACTTCACCATGAATGTACACATATTGATTCTGGTCAAATAGACAGCAAAAATTATACACACAACAATCCTTATATGTCAGGACAATATAAGCAAGGGTTGTGAACAGTTGAATAAAAATCTCGGTAAATCTCTGTTTTGCTATGGAAAATATCAAAGAAATACTATATAATATAGGGAGTTATGAATATGTTGAACCGAAAAATCGTGCGAGTATCCAAAACCGAGTTTGAAACGGCAGATGGTAATATCCGCCCTATGCTCTTTGATTTGGACGAAATACCAACTGTAGAGGAGTTTCAGGACATTTACGACGACTGGTTCAATGTGTTCCTTGAAAAAGGACTCATTGAGAATGAAAGAACAAAAACTACTGTCAATAGGTAAAACATCATTCAAGAAATGGCTTGCAGAGACTTTTGACATGGGAGAAGGTATAAGACATGCTTTTGACACTTATCAATGGGGGATAAAGTCAGAAGGTTGGGGGTTGCCTAATATAGATTTTGGCATGTTCCAAAGGTTGGTATCACAAACACCTGACACTACACTTTCACCAGACCAAATGCGTACCATGAAATGGAATAATACAAGAGTTGGTCAATGGGTGGCTTTCAAAGGTCAAGGTTTAGATCGAAATGGGCAAGCACGAACAGAGAATGACCCGCAATTTGTCAAAATAATCAAGAGTCTTCAATTGCAAGACAGGAGTGGTGGCGGTGGGCATAGTGATGTGCAGAGTGTGCTGTATCACATGAATAATGCTTTGAGAGGTAATACCCCGCCACCGATTGCTGTAAAAGAAGGTGAGTATGTCACTATGTTGGACGGCGACCACAGAACGGTTGGGTATATTTTGGTGAATAAGCCAATGAAGATAAAGATTTTGAATATACCACAAGAAACTGAAGGACAACGATGAAAATAGAAGTGTGCGATACCTGCTAGTCAAGATTCAATCTTGTGGATATTTGTGGTGAGAATAAAGTGTGGCGACGGTGAGTGATGGTAGCAAGTATAATAATCCAAAGCCGTTGAAGACGAAACTGCGGAAACTCAAGAAGTTGCAGCAATCAGTTTCTCGCAAGGTAAAGGGAAGTGCAAACAGGAAGAAAGCGATCAAGAAAATCGCCAATCTTCATTGGAGAATCAGCAATGTCAGGAAAGATACATTACACAAGATTACCAGTCATTTGACGAAAACCAAGTCAGTGATCGGTATAGAAGATTTGAATGTATCTGGAATGATGAAAAATAGGAAGTTGGCACGGTCTATTGCTGATTTGGGTTTGTTTGAGTGCAGAAGGCAGTTTAATTATAAAGGATTATGGTATGGCTGTAGTGTTGTGCCAGTAGATCGATTCTATCCGTCAAGTAAATTGTGTTCGGTATGTGGTGAAATTAACGAAAGTTTATCGCTGGCAGATCGAGAATGGACTTGCGAAGGATGCAAGACCAAACATGACCGAGACGATAATGCAAGTAAAAATTTAGAGTATGTCGCCGCCAGTTTGTCGGAGACTTAAAACGCCGATGGAGAGGAAGGCTCTGGTTCAAGACTTGTTGTTTTGAACGAAACCATCTTCTGTGAAGTAGGAATGAAACGGGTGATTTGGGGCATTATTTTGCGTTTCCAGATTTCCGTAGGTTTTCAGGAACGCTCTCCAGAATACAATAAAGGAAAAATTGATTACTATACAGATGCTGGAGAAATGCGAGCGCATGCTAAACAATTTGCTGTAACCTATTGTAGATTTTATCCTAATCAACCATTCGATCCAAATAAAATGTTGAAACTTCAACATGTCCAACCAAAAATAGACAGATATATTGGAGGATTAACCGAACCAGCAGGGCAATCTAAGACATGGGGCATGGACACTACACCATATCAACAACAAATGAACGCAGCTTCTCCACAAATGATGAATATGATCAATTACTTTGTTCAGATGTTGCAAAATCGTGCTATGGCAAAAAATCACGCATAAAATAGTTCTTGGTTGGATTGCCGTTGCCTTCAGTAAGTCTTACAATAAGGAACTTACCATGAGGAATACGCATCTCTATAGAATAACCTTTTTCTGTTGCGTATTGTATAATCTTTTCTCCATATTTTTTAATGGAGCCTTCAAAATCCAAACCGCTCTCGATCATCCAAATTTTATTCAATTCCAAAGTATCTAAATCCAACATTTTTGGATTGTGAAACCTGATAAACGAATCTTTGAGTATTATATCATTTTTTTTTGCTTTATTTTGTAAAAAATTTTCAATAATTCTATTTTTTTTATGCTAGATTCACTATAATAGTGATAGACATTCTTATTTAGAAAGGAACGTTATGAAATTTTCTGAAATTCCAAAAGACACACCAGATGATCAATTTGTTTTTATCGAATGTGACATTACCGGCAAAACCAAAAAGACAAGATATGGTGCGGCAAAACAAAATGTTGCAAGAAACAATGGACAGTATATCACAAATTGGGGATTAACAAAATTAAATAATCCCATGAAAAACAAAGAAGTCAAAGAAAAAATTAAAAAAACAAATTTGGAGAGATATGGAAATGAACTTGCAATGAACTCTCAAGAAAATATTGAAAAAAGAAAAGAGCAATTTAAAGATAAGGAATTTGTCAAACAACGATCAGAAAAATCTAAAAAGACATGCCAAGAGAAATATGGTGTTGAACATCATATGAAATCCGAAGCCGTTCAAGAAAAACAAAAGAAGGTTATGCAAGAAAAATATGGTGTTGATCACCCACTCCAGAATAAAGAAATTCTGGAAAAAATGCAAAATACAGTTAAAGAACGGTATGGAATTGAGAATGTAGCTCAAGTGCCCGAAGTTCGTGTGAAAATGGCTCAAACTACACTAGAGAGATATGGAGTCCAGCATTATAATCAATTGCCAGAAATGAAAGATTATCTGCGTCAAAATTGTAAAGAATGGTTGACAGAATCTTATGCTAATCCTTGGGCAAAAGGAATTGTGAGACCAGAAGAATGGAATCAAAAGCAAAGTGCGACGATGGCAGCAAAAATTGTTTCTGGAAAATTTAATCCTGAAGATTCAAGATTTTATGTAACAGGTTATTTTAAAAGCAAAAAATGCAAAAAACAAAAAGCATTTTTTCGCTCAAGTTTGGAGCTTAGAACTCATTATTTATTACATCATGACGATGATGTAATTTGGTATGAAAATGAACCATTTGCTATTCCTTATGAAAGTGCAAAGGGTATCCGCCATTATATTCCAGATTTTTTTGTAGTAAGAAAATCTAAAAGACCAGATTTATTGGAAATTAAGCCAGCATTTAGAATGAGAGAAGAACAAGTTCAATATAAAATTGAAATAGCACAAAATTATTCTAAAGAAAACAACTGCGATTTTTCTTATTTGGATGAAAAATATTTGAAAAATCAAGTGCCACTTTCAATCGATGAATTGAAAGCATTAGAGTTTGTAGAAATAATTAAATTAATATGAAAAAACCCACCGTTGAATTTCAACGGTGGGTTTTTTATTAATCTATTCGCATAAGTGAAGTTTTATGCCTATATCACAAAGTTTGCTATGCTCATTCTTGCATAGAACTTTGCACCTTCTCTTAACAATTTTTTTCCGTATCTTGTTAGGATTCCTTTACGAGGGCAAAAGCTCTCTGGATCGAGAACAACTGGTGTTTGCGTGAGAGGGACATATGGGCAATAGAAGTAACCTGAGTCCATATAGCTATCACCCTTATAACCCATTAGGATTTGGTTAGTTGGGAATAGTGGATCTTTATATAGTCTCCAACGATTATTCACTGTACCGACATACTGGATGCCTAGTGAGCTAGTGAATGTTTCGCTTGGTGCTGGTGCAAAACCCGCTGTGGCTGTTTCGAAGATCGAAGCAACTTCAGGGCTTGTAACGAGCCAGTTAGCACCACCACGTAATGTTTTACGATGGATGACGTTAGAAACTTCGACGACTTTAACATATAGCGATTCATACTTTTCTTTGATGGTTTCGCCAAGAGCGGTGTTAAAATCCCAAGCAGTAACAGTACCTGCGTTGTTACGTAGGTCGGTTAGCACTTCACGGTCGATTTCTAGGTTGATTTCCTGAGCAAGAACAGCGGTTAGTTCAGCTTCAGCATCTAGGTTGTGCTGTGAGCGGAGGTCTTGCTGTGCTTCATAGGACCAAACAGCTTTCAACTTACGTGTCTTAGCGGCAATTTCTTCCGATTCGATCACGAGGTTGATTTCTGGTAGGTCTTGCTGGCATTCCATGTTGTATTCATAACTTACAACAGTGTAGTTGCTGCCGGGTGCTGAATTATTCCAGTTTAGGACTAGTTCGCCAGTGTTTAGGTTGAGTGTAGCTGAAGTAACCTTAACAGCTGGACTTCCGATATCGTGAGGTGTGAATGTACCACCAGCAGAGATAACGAATGTCTGAATAGCAGTACCAGCTAGATAGATAGTACCAGTAACTGTACCAGCAAGAATTGGCGTATGTTCTAGAGGAGCATAGCTAGAGGTTCCTGTGGTTCCAGCGTCTGTGCTGGTTGTTTCATTCTGTACGAACTGACTTGAGTAGAAAATATCCAAGTTAGCTGTACCGTCAGCCAACTGCATCAAGCTGTTGACATCATCACCGGGGAATCCACCGATGTTGCTAGCACCACGGGTAGCACCCTTGTTGCTGCTGTATCTAAATCGTAGGTAATAGACCAAGCCTGTGGGACCGAGCAAGGGCTGAACCGAAACGATTTTGTTAGCGATTAGCTGTGGATAAATACGTCGAACTAGTGGAATGCTGATACGCTTGAACTGAGCGATATCGCCTGTGTCTGTTGAGACTTCATTGATGAGTCTCTGGTTTTCGAGCAGAACTGCGGTAGCAGATCGAACATAACGGTCTTCAATACCTTCGAGGAGTCCGGTCTTCTTCCAACGAGATTCTAGCTCCTTAGCCTCGTTCAAAAATCGAGAATTTGCGTTCATATTAGAGTTTCCCTCTGTTAATTAATTGCTAAGGAAAGTACCTTATTGTGCTTTTTTCAAGCCTGACAAGACCAACAATTGATCTTGGGCTTCTGTGGGTGCTGCATATTCCGAAATAACAACACCATCATTTTCTGTAGTCTGTCCTCTCCCCGTTACATTCTTTGCTTTCGTGGTTCTTTCATTCTGTTCTGTAACAACTTCAGCTTTTTTGCTCTTAGTGACAGCTTTGCGGCTTTCGCTAATGAGTTGTTGAGCTTGTCTTACAGACTCGTTAAGCTTAGTGTTCTCGGTCGAGATACGAATGTTACGAGCTTCCATAATGCGAAGCTGACCCTTCATTTCATCGATAGCCTTTGTTGCTTCTTCTAGCTTGCTAGAGGAAACAGCATTGATTCCTTCATCTGATAGATAATCGGATGTTAGGTCGATGATTTTGTCGAGTGTAACTTTATGTTCAGCCATACGTGGATCGTTAATAACGTCACGACGTGCTTGTTCATAAATATCTTGACCCTTGAACTGTAGGAACTGATCGACTTTATCGACGATGTATTCCTTCATTTCTGCGAGTTTCTTGTCGTATTCTTCATACATTTCAACTTCGAGGCTCTCGTTCTTGCTACGTTCAGCCTTCAACATTTGATAGGCTTCTTCATAACCTTCTTCGAGTGCGTTCTTGTATTCTTCACCCTGAACTTCGAGACGATTGCGTAGATCGCCAATGATAGCATAGGCTTCTTCGTAACCTTGTTCTGCTGTTTTTTCAGCAGTAACAAGTTCACTAGAAAGTTCGGCATAAGCTTCTTCTAGCTTTTGATTATATTCTGCTTCGAGATTAGCCTTAGCCTGTTCTAGCATATCATTAACGGTGGATGCAACTTCGTTAATTTCAGATTCGGGTAAGAGCTTCTTTAGTGCTTCTACGATCTTGTCCATGTTCAAACCTCACTTCTGTTTTTTTTCTATAATTATGTATGGTTTGCGGAGTTACCAACCACCGCCGATTATCCAAGTTTTGCTTTAATGCTATTAGTCTTTTGTTCGATAATACCACCCAAGCATGCTATCAAAGCTTCTTTAGTAACTGTATGTATGCGGCTGCTTTCATTTTTTACTACATTTTTTTCATAAGTTGAATAATTTGTAGGAATATAGCTTTCTTTTTTGCCGACAACTTTTTCTTGGAAAGCGTTGTAAGTGCTTGGATCAGCAACGGCATCGAATGTAATTAGTTTATAGCTTTCGCCAATAACTAGAATTCCATTTTCATCACTGCGACCGTTGCCAACACCACGGCTGCTAATACCAACTCTTACACCATCCGATATAAGGCTTTTTAGTATTCTTCCGTGTGGTGTATTTAATATTTCACCTTGACCCATAAGGTTGTTGCCTTCCCACCATAATTTTGTTATGACGTGAGAGCATTTTTCAAAGTGAATTATTGAATCGGTAGGGTGATCTAGTTCACCGACTAGACCACGAGCTTCAATAATTGGGACTAATTTTTTGACATTCTCATCGAGAACACCAAAAGGGTAAATTCTTTTATTTTTATTGACTGCTTCGGCTTCTTGGAACTTACCCCTGAACACAGTCAACCCTTTGTCGGTTGACTCGTTCAGGTTTAGTGAAAATCCGCCATTGTTGCAGCAATCAACGAACAAACTTAATCTTTCATCCATTGACATACTCCTTATAATTACTTAGGATCTACAACCAAATTATCGGACTTTGCTTGAATTCCAGCGCCAAATGGCTTGTATGGAGTTTCAGGAACATATGGATTCTTCAAATTGGGCCATGTATCAGCAGACTGCCAACGGCTCCAATCACTTTCTCCATCATCAATAGCCGACTTTTCTTTCATCTTATATTCGCCAGCCTTGAGTGCATAAGGATTCTGTAGCGAAGGATATGTGTCATCATTCGCAAAGTTGCCCCAAGCATTTCCTCTCATCTCATCAGCCAATCCACCCTTATAGCTCTTTCCGTCAGAAACTGGAGCGGCATCACCCCAATCGCCAGAATAATTAGATGGAACAGCGTTGACTTGTTTAGCATTCCAAGTGGTCATTGGATGATCGCCATTAACGGTATCATGTGGGGTATTTGAAACATCCCAATCGCCTGAACCACTTACATCTGCTTCAACTAGATCATTTAGATAATCAGTAATAGCTTCTGCTAGTTTTAGATCAATGTTTGTTTCACGATTTAAAACGGCTGCACATCCATTCATAAAGCTTTCAACTTGTGATCGTGTAGCATGATCGCCAGATTGAACTGCAACTTTCTGGATTTCGTGTAACGCATTGAATAGATCAGCAAAAACCTGCATATCATTTTCTGAAGATTCATCTAGTTGCACATAGAATTCATCAACAATTTGCTTGAATTCTTTGTAGGAATCTTGACATGTTTTGCATTCTGCTGTCACATCGTTAGCAACACCAGCTAGAGTAGCAATTTTGCGAACACGATCTGTATAAGCATTGTGTGCTGTTCTTAGAATTGCTTCAGCCATAAACTGACAGACTTCATCGTCATAGTTAGAAACGTTTGCGGTTTCTAAAGCTGTTGCGATTTGTGAAGAGAGTTCTTGTTCTGTTGAGTAGATAACATCGGGCCAACGAGAAACAATAGCTTCTAATGTTTCTTCTAGGGCATTGTTATCAGAAATGTTGTTGTATCTCTTGAGATCTGTCATTGCCTTAACGAATGATTGATCTTCAGAAATATTTTTCATTTTTCCACGTAGGATTTTGACTTCGTGATCTAATGTTTTCCAGTTGAATGTTAAGATTTTGCCTTCGTTTCTCTTGTGTAGAGTTGGAACTGCAACAGCGGTAACATTGCCACGACCATCTGTTTGAACTTTTGTCTGCTTCATTGCGGGACCAAATTCTTTATAATCTAGATATCCTTCAACGTTTTCGCAGAGGTTTGCCCATTCTTTGACAACTTCTTTCTTTGTTTTCTTAAATTTTTCTAGCCAAGGAGGAAGACCTTTCTTTCCTTTCTTGCCTTTTTTACCTTTTTTGTCCATACCATCTTTGGACATCATTTTGCCGTAGCATTTCTTTTTGCTCTTAACTGCAACTGCTTCGCTAAGCATGTTGCGTCGAACAACTGGAGCATTTAGATATTGCTCGAATTGCTGTTCAGCCAATCGTTCGTTGTTATCTAGAAGAGAATCAACTAGACTTGAAAGAAGCTGACGAGCAGCTTGCTTTTCTCCACTTTGTTCAACCACTAGCTGTTCAATATTTTCAAGAACTAGTTGTTCTTTATTGATTTCGTAGTTAGCGTGAACAAAACTTCCATCTTGCGCTTGGTATGTAACATCTGACTCTCCAAAGCTAAAAAGCTTTAGGTCTTCTGTTCCCAAGGTTTTTGCCAAAACTTCCTCAGCCCCGACTAATTCGTTCTGGGCATTGGTAAGTGATGCTTCTTCGATCTTTTTAAATGCATCGAAGCTGATTAGTTTTCTTTTCATAATCAAATGACTCCCTGTGCTATTGTTAATTCGAATTACTTGCTCATCTTGCAACTGGTGCCTATGATGAATATGTATTAACCTGCCTTCAAATTTTTGTAAAATATTTTGCAGTCAATATATAATTATGCAGCAGATGCAAAAAAATGGAGATAAAATGAAAAGTTTTCAAGACTATTTGACAATTAAAGAATTGGCGGTTTATGATGCCAGCAATAATGCAATTGGCAATTCTGTATTAGATCCCGGTGCAAAAGATCATTTTACAGCAGCAATAAAAGCTTTTGAGGTTATCATGACTAAAAATAGTCCTGCTGCTTTAAATTTTTTAAAAGATATGGCTAAAAAAATGCCAGAAGTTGCAAAACATTTAAAACATTCTGGAATATTGACCAAGCACGATCATGATAAAGGTTTTGGAGATATGAACCCAAATGTTGATGTGGTTGCTGGTAATGCAGCAGATTCTTATGAAAATCCCATAGGCTAAATACTTATTTATTTTACTAAATAAGTAGTTGTTCTCCCCATAGGGCTAAAATGAGTAAATTCTGTGTTATAACCGTATTTTTTAATCCTGCGGGATTTACTTCTCTATTAAACAATTATTTCATCTTTGCAGAAAATCTTAAAAGACAAAATGTAGAGCTTATCACAATTGAATGTGCATTTAACGATGGTCCATTTTATCTTCCAGAAAATGCAAACACTCACAGATTAAAAAGCAACAGTGTGATGTGGCAAAAAGAACGTCTTATCAATTATGGCGTTTCTAAGCTTCCAGATGATTGCGAATATTACGCATGGATTGATTGCGATGTTCTATTTTTAGAAGATAACTGGATTGATCTTGCATGTGAAAAACTAAAATCGGCAGACGTTATACAATTATTTAAGAAAATATATTACATGCCAAAGGGTATGACAGTTTATGATGGAAGTAAAATTCCAACATTGCAAGGTGTAATTTGGCAATGGAAAATTCACAAAAATTGGTTACAAAGAAGAAAATCCCGTGATTTACCATTTTCTGCTCCGGGATTTGCATGGGCTTGTCGTCGTGATTTTTTTACTGATTTAGGTGGGATTTACGATAGAAATATTGTTGGAAGCGGCGACACTTTTTTAGTTGATTGTTATTTGGACTCTTGGGAAATACACGGATTTTCAAGCAAATTTAATGATCACATGAAAACAAGTTTAATGGATTATTGTCAAAAATTGAGAAATAAAAAACCTGTTATAGATTATATTCCAGTTCAAATTTCGCATTTATGGCATGGAAATTTAAAAAATAGGAAATACATGGATCGTCATGATATAATCACAAAGTACGATTACGATCCAAAAGAAGATATAAGATTAGAAAACAATGTATTTGAATGGAATACAGACAAGACTGGAATGCATGAAGATATCAAGCAATATTTTTATGAAAGAAAAGAAGATGATGAAGGTTGAAGATATTGACAGGCTTTTAAAAGTCCTTCATAATCATCTCCAAGCATTCCTATCGCTTTATTGCATTTATCACAAATCCATCCTCTGAATTCGTTTGTTTTTGGATCATGATCTAAAACTAGTCCAACTTTTTTTCTACCTTTTGCTGTGACTGGTATTTTTTTACAGCAATCACAAATTATGGGTATTTCAGGAGCTTTTTTTCGAAGCTGCTTAATTATTTTATTTCTTTCTTTCATGCAATTTTTGCATCTAACATCATACCCATCCATGCAATTTTTATTTCTAGAAAAAAAATCAAGTTCCTTTTCTTCTTTACAATAAGAGCAAGGTTTTGTATTGTGGCACATAATTTATTTCTTAAACCAAAATTTATTTGCTTTGTTTAACAATTCTTCTGTCAAAACAACTCCACACATATCGCCAATAACTGCATCTATTCCACAGAATGGACAAATTACAGTTTGTCCATTATCTGTGTAATTTTGAATTTCTTTTATATCAAAAATTTTAGAACAATGATAGCATCCTGCTTTTATTGATTGAGAAACAATGTTTTTATTTTTAATTGCTAAATGTGCAAATTGGGTAATTGTGGTCATTCATCACCTACTGAATAATCAATATCTTCCAAATCTTCTTCGGAAGCATAATTTTGTATTTCTAGATCATATTTTTTAATATCATCTTCACTTGGCTGTGGAATGTTTCCGCCTTTAACTGTTGGCTCTTCTTTAGGAGATTCTGTAGGACTTGCTTCCGGGGATTCCTCTGGAGGAGCACCTTCTGGAGGAGC